GTATAATCAATCATCACAAATAGAATCAGATCAGTCAAATGTGACAAAATTTGGTGGAATGATAAAAGACAAAACACCAACACCCAATAGATTGAAAACTTTTAGAAGAATGTTGACAGATCCTAACGAAACGGTTGGTTCTGCAGCTATCAAAGGAATAAAACAAAGACTAAGACCAGAAATATTAGTAAAAAACCTATTTGGCAAAACTGCTGGACTAATGGCAGCAAAAAGTCTTGGTGTATCCCCAGAAAGAATGGAAGCAGTCGATAAGGGATTTTCCGATGCGCCGACCGAATTTGCCGGAAAAATAAAAGGAGGATCCGCCGAAGCACCAAAAGGAATTGGGGAAGAACTACAACTAATACGAATGACAAGTCAAGAAACATATAATCAAATAAAAGAAATTAATGACTATTTCAAAGAAAAAGCAAAAAAAGAAGATATTGCTGGCGATAAAAGAGCATTACCAACAAAGCCAATGTCATCATCGACTGGAGGTGCTGCAGCTGCAGCGCCAGCTGCAGAAGGCGGTGGACTATTTGATGGTATTCTCGGCATGTTTGGCGGAATGGGTGCTGGCGGACTCTCAAAAGTATTTACAAAAATTTGGGGAACACTAAAGGGCGTTCTCAAAAAAGCAGTTACAAAAATTCCCATTGTTGGTGCACTAATTCTTGCTGCCTTTGGTTTAAAAGATGCTTATGACGAGTATGTTGAAAGTGGAGATTTTAGTTCGGCTGTTGGTGCATTTTTTGAATCCGTTGCCGATAACTTGACTTTTGGTCTATCAACTTCCTTATTGGGCGAAGGTGGAATAAAAAACTTTGTTAAAGGAATTGTTGATGATACTACGGAAATGTTCACAAAGTTCTTTGATAGTGCAAAAGAATGGCTTGATGAATATATCATCACACCTGCGGGTGAAATGTGGGAAACAATAAAAACTGCAATAGGCGAATTTAGTTTAAGTGAAACAATAACAACAATAAGTCAAAAGATAGGATCTGCCTTCGAAAGCATCAAATCATTCTTTAATGACAATATCATTACTCCAGCATCAAACATGTGGGAAAAAATAAAAGAATCCATTCCTGAATTTAGTGTTAGCGAAATCATTGATACTCTAAAGATAAAATTTGGAAATGCCGTTACAGGTATAAAAGATTTCATTCTTGAAAATTTAATAAATCCGATAACTAGCATTCCTGGAAAAATTGTTGGCACTTTGAAATCAATAGTTGCTAGTTTGTTTGAAAAAATAGGAGAGTTTGAACTTAAACTCCCAGAATTTACATTAAAAAATCCTATAACAGGAACTGAATATAAATTGGGCGGTCAATCGTTCAAACCGTTTGGTAATCTTTTAGATATTGCAAAAAACATGAGAGATGCTGGTGCTCAAGAAGTAAATCCTGCAACACCAGCAGCAGCACCACCAGTCCCACCACCAGTTGTATCACCACAACAACCAACTGCTGCTCCAATTACTGCAGTTCCGACACAACCTGCGCCACCAAATGTAGATTTACGAAATATGCCACCAACAGGATATCCACAACCTCAACAAAGAACAACAGGAAGTGCAGTACAACAGTCAACTGAAAACTTGGCAAATGCACAAAATGCAGCCCAAGCACAGCAAGGACCAATTATTGTAAACAATACAACAAACAACAACGTTAATGGATCTGGTGGAAATAGGGGACCTGTTGCTCCAGTAAGAAATGAAGATCCATCAATGCAAAGAGTAATGATGGATTCTGCACTAATGGCTGCGTTTTAAAAAAAGAGGGGAGTTTTTACTCCCCTCTTTCATATCGACTCAGTCTTCCCGAGCCAACTTTTCAAACAACTTCATATCGTCATCGTCGTCGTCTGTCCAAGGAGCTTTTTCCTTGGAAGACTTGGTACCGCCGAAACTACGCTCAGCTGCTTGAACTGCAGACTCGTCTTCAGCTCTATTTCTTGAGACTGGAGCCGAGCCGTCCAGACCAAGAACACGATTCAACTTGGTCTTGAGTTCGTCGTAACTCTTGAAGTTCTTCGGATCGAGGAATTCCTTGAGCGAATATTCCATCTTCCAAAGCTTCTCAAGCTTCGCGTCTTCACCATCATAAAGTGCTGTCGGCTTCTCAAACTCTGACTTGTCATAGTTCGGATAACCTTCAAACTTGCGAACCTTCAACTTGAAGTTTGCGCCAGCCCAGAAATCAAACGGATTGACAGCCTTCTCATCATCAAACTGAGGATTCATGGCCTCGGTGATCTTGTCAAAGATCTTCTTGCCGAACTTGAACAAGAATACCTTGCCCTCGTTGTCTGGATTCTTCGTATCGCTAATGACAAGAATGTTGGCGATGTACTTCAAGCGACGCTTCTGCTTGCGAGCAATCTCCTTGTTAGCCTCAATACCAGAATTCCAAAGAACCGAGTTGTGCTCCGACACAGGATCCTTTAGACCCAGAGTCGTCAACGAATTCTCAATGTACCAGCCACCAGGACCCTGGAAGCCATGATCAAAGATACGAACCCAAGGAAGCGCATCATCACCATCAACTGCTGGCGCAGGAAGAAAGCGAATAGTCGCAAAGCCGTTGCCAGCCTTGTCAAGTTCAGGCTTCCAAAAGCGTGTATCTTCAGAAGAATTTGTTGCGGGTGCGTTGAGCTTTTCCAGCTCGCGTGCCAGCTTGTCAATTGAACCGCTGGACTTCTTTAGTGCTGCAAATGTAGACATTGTATTTCCTTTCATATGCGTTGTATGTTTTGTATATCAGCTTGTTCACATGATTCATAATAATCACTATTATATATCATGCGTTGAATTGAAGTCAAGAACAAAGTTCATCTTTTATGGCTTTCTTCATGCTCTCCAAATCAATTCTCTGCAAAACAAATGGAGTATACTTCTCGCATTTGAATGCAAACTCGGGCCATATGATCTCGTCCTTGATGCGACGATTCCACATGGGTAAAAAGTTTATCACACCATTGATGATGACAAGAGTTTCCAAAGAAATATTCTCTTGCATCACCATGGTCAAGAGCGGAGGATAAGAATCACCAGGATCAAGAATCCTATCCACAGTACATTCATTATCATGAGCCCAATCCAAAATCTTGTTCAAGTCCTGCTTGAAGTTGTATGTCAATGCTTGAAATCTTTTTTGATACTGAGTCAAAACATCTTCTGCTTCTGGCTCAAGAAGTTTCATTGAATACAATGAACTATTCTTCAATACATTAGACAATGTCAGATCAATGAATGTATCACGATCATACATCTTGGCCAATCTATAGAAGGCAAACTTGTCCCTTCGTGCAAGGAATGCTTGCTCAGTTATTCGCACTCTTCCACCACTCTTGAAATAGTCAAAACTCTTGCGAGTAAAGTGTAGCTTGATTGAATGGAATAACTTGTATGCTTCTAGAGCAACAATTTTCATACGGGAAGCGTATTACTCTTTGGAAGAAGATTGAGCTGTGATGCATCATATGCAATCTTGGCCTTGAGCGATTGATTGATGAGATTTGTCACAGACTCAATCTCCAATGAATTGACCTCACAAAAATGCGTGATCGCATCAATGTAGTTTAGGTCTTTTTCCTTCACGATGCTTTCAATGTTCTTGGCAAAAGAAAGCATTTCATCCTTAGTGGGCATTACATGGACCTCAAACGATAAAAGATATGATCATCAATACGCACAGTACGCTCAACCTTCTTCCACTTTGACCAATCTGGTCTCACATAATGTGCATGGAAGAAAACCGCACCATATGTAACGTCTTGAATTTCATTATACTCTGAAAGCAGCTCATTTGCAAGGGCAATTGATTCAGCCCATGCAACCTGCTCGTCGTAGTTCTTGTTCTTTGCAGGATTCTTCTTTGCATTTGCTGTGCAAACCCAAGAGAACTGACAACCTTGGAACACAACCTTGCAAACGCTATCATGCCATAGACCAGCATTGACGCGATTGATCACGACAAAGCCAACCGCAATCTTTCCATCAAGGGACTGATTGCGCGCCTCCCAATATATCGCTTTGGCCAAACACTCTCTTTCCTTCGGATCAACATATACCATCTTGATCTCGGGCTCTTCCAGCTTATACTCACTAAGATCTGGAAGTTCGTGTCTATACTCATAAACCTTGTCTGTGTCGGGTAATTGAGCATAGGCTTTTGGTGCAGTATCATAAGGATACTGTCTCAAAGCAAGAGTGCTAGCCAATAGGACTAATCCTATTGCCAGTAGTTTCTTCATGGTAATTAGTCGCGTGTTGCTAAATAGCAAACATAATTTTCCGTGCCATACTGTCCATAAGAAAGTTTATAGACATTCTTCTGCTTCTTGGCACGATTCAAATTGACCGAACGCAGATTCTTATAGGTGCATTCGTTATCAGTTGCGAAAGACAATGGTCGCATAACATAGCAAGATACTTCAGTCATCGTGATTACTCCTCTACGATTTATGAAAGTGGTGGGATTCTGTTGCCAGGTCCCCACCGAACCCCGTTCAGGCTGCTAGAGCCATCTCAGATGCGTAATTATCGTTTGCATCTATTGTTTGGACTAATTGACGGTCGTTCCTTACCGATTACCTCCGACAACCTTTACACATCTGTCGATCCCTTACATCCCCATTAGCAGATACAATGCTCATCACCTTTATCGCGACTATTATGTGATGGGTTGCACTCTGTTCGCGTGTGCCATGCAACTAGCCCCTCACATTGTATCTACTGGTGGAGATGCCGGCATTGAAGCCGGGTCCAGCCTGCTTATTGCGTCGTCATCAACAGCAATATCCATAGTATAATCTAATATTTAGGGATTGTCAATTACTTTTTCTTGTTTTTGTCTGTGGAAGATTTATTACGAAGTTGTTCATACTCGTAAAAACTCATGGTTGGATGTGAGTTTATGTCCAACAAATATCTTTCATACAACTTGTATTTCTTTTTATACTCAAAAAAATTCATTATGTACTGGGCTTTTTCATCTGCCATATACTTTTCATACAATCTTCCAGACTTGATTGCATTTATTCTGCCGCCGCGTCTTCTATTGTCTGAAAGTTCTCTACTTGTTTTATTATCATACCCGCCCATCATATTTCTCCATGATCAAGAACTGAAATAAATTCTTTCTTGTATTTGCTTAGATCAGCTTGAATGCAACTAGGTTCAGTCTCATTGGATGCAAACAATAATACACCAAGATTTATTTCCTGACCAGTTCTTTCCTCAAATGCAAGAGAATATGCGGATAACTGCATGAAATACTTCTTGACCTTGTCCATGCTTGAATCAACTTCAGACTTCGTAGTCTTGAAATCCATGATTGCAGGATGCCCATCAAATGTACCAATGACATCGCATCGTCCCGCAAATTGATATGTGTCACAATATAACTGTGCTTCAATCGCATAAATCTCATCTATCCGATCAATATACTTACACAATTCGCGAAACATGCCTTGAACATCTGGCATATGTCCACGCATTGGTCTTTCTTCATTGAGCAAATAACGCTCGCATATTTCATGAAGATTAGTGCCGCGACGAGCAGCTACTTTGGAAACACGGTTTGCTTCTTCTTCGCCAACTCTCTTTTGCCATTCGCGCAAACTTTCGTTTGGTAATCGTGAGAGAATGGTAGTGACGGAAGGATACACGTTACCTTCTGGAGTCTTGTAGTGTCTCCTTCCGTCAATATATTCTTCCGTCAACTGCGGAAGATTCACAAATGCATGACGAAACTTCTTCATTACTGCGCCAGCGAAAATAAGAAATTGAAGATGATATATCCCATTGCCAAACTTGTGAAAACACACATCCATGCATTGAATGCGTTTGGCCAAGTAAGCATGATTGTCTTCATCAATCGCATGATCATCCAAATGATCGCTGGCGCAGCATAAATCAACATATCAAACGTATCCTAACTCCAGTTTGGAAATAATGTATGATTTGACAAGCGCGGAACGGACAATGTCTTCCTTTCCGAACTCAATCTTTTCAAAACAAGACATTTTATCAAGAATATTCATGAATGTCAAGAGTCCTCGCTTTTCCTCGTGCTTGGCCAAATCAGTTTGCCTAAAGTCACCACAGAAAACAATACGACAATTGTTTCCAACGCGAGTCATCACAGTATCCAATTCCTGACCTATCATGTTCTGGCATTCATCAACAATGATGATTGCATCATTGAATGTAACGCCACGCAAGAATGATGTCGTATTGAAATCTACAAGTCTCTTGGTCTTTAGAATCTCGTATCCATCACCACGACTGAAAAGATCATCGCAAATCATCTTGTATGGGTCTTCATAGACTCTGGCTTTGTCTTTTGCAGTTCCTGGAAGGAATCCCATGTCTCGTGATGGAACGACACTTCGTATGATGACTATCTGTTTGTATCTGGATTTGTTTAGCACCTCGTTTAGTGCAAGATAGAGAGAGATATATGTCTTGCCTGTGCCTGCGACGCCGTGTAGAAGAAGATGCTTGCCCTGCTCAAAGGCCTTGAATGTTGATGATTGATTGAGTGTTAGTGGAGAGATTGTTCGTAGAGAGAAATGATTTTGCTGTTGCTGGTTTTGCAGTCTCTTCTTTTTCTTTG